AGTTGATGCTCTGGGGAGAGCTGCATGAGTTCTTCGAGGATAGCCGGGTGCTGGTAGGCTTTTAGGCCGCAGCGGGGTTCGATGAGGTGCTCAGGCACGACGAGGCCGTCGAGGTAGTGGGCGAAGGGTTGGAGTTCGGATTGGAGGATGTCCTTAAGGACGGTGATTTCGTCGCCGGGCCAGGGGAGGGTATGGCGGACGCAGCGGAGGATGATGAGTTTGTCGAGTAGAGACGGGTCGAGCGGGGGGAGGACTTGGAGGTTTTCGGGCTCGTCGTTCAGGGAGATGGACATGGCCCAGATGGGTCGGAGGGTGATGGCCTGGCGGTTCTTGGGGTGGCAGGACTGATTCTGGGCGAAGAGCATGGATTTGATGTTGGAACCCAGGGCGCGGCGAGAGTGGATGTCGCGGCCGGGCGCCTCGTCTTCGATTGCCAGGTGCTCGGATGCGAAGAGATCGCCGTTGAAGTCGGTCGCGCCGGACATATAGCGGTAGGGTTTGGCGATGCGGCCGCCGAGGAGGGGCGTGATGACGGCAGACTGGAGGAAGGACTTACCGCAGGCGGCGGGTCCTACGAGGGCGAGGGCCTGACTGGATCGCCAGGTGCCTGTCAGGACGGCCTGCCGGCGGAGCGCGAGCCAGTAGATGATGCGCCAGTATTGATCGTCGTTCTGGTCCAGGAGGTTATGGATGTAGGTCAGGATGCGGGCGCAGTCGCCGGGGGCGCCCGGGAGTGGGACGACGGAGCGGGTAACGAGGATCGTGCCGTAGAGACCAGCGCGGTGGCCGGCGAGTGGGCCGGCGTATTCGATGAGGGTATCGCGGGTGCGGCGCAGGAGCTGGCGATCGACCTCGGAGGTGCCGGTTTCGTCCTTAACGTGGGACACACCGGATTCGAGGAGGAACGTGCGGGCGCGGTCGCCGTTGATCTGGGCGTAATCGCCCCACGCGTTACGGGTCCACCACTGGCCGGAGTTCGGATCGTAGTGGAGATCGTCGAGTGGGTTCGCCGCAGCCGGTACGGGTTCAGCCTGAACGGGTCGCGGTGGATCGCCAGCGGCGTCGAGGAGGCCCTGGATAGATACGTCAGGCGGGATAGGGTCGGCGAGATCCCAGCCCTCGGGGAGCGTATCGGGGAGTGAAACGAGGCGGGAGGCGGGGAGGCGTGCCTTAAGGTAGATCATGGCGTCGCGACCGGGTTTATCGGCGTCGGGCCAGAGGATTACGGGGGTATCGCGGGTCAGGAGAGGGTCGATAGCGGCCCGCTGGATTCGTTTGGAGCCGCCCTGCCAGGTGATAACGACGTGGGACGGGAAGAGTTTCGAGGCCGCGATGGCGGTTTTCTCACCCTCGACGATGAGAACCGGGTCGGTTGGGCGCCGTGCGAGGAGGTGGAGGTTGAAGAGGGGGACGGGTTCGGGTGCGGTCCAGCCCTTCCAGCGCCAGTGGCGTGGGTTCAGGGGGTCCGGTGGCTGGTTCTCAGGTGGTAGGAACCGGAGGGGCCGGACGTCCTTGGAGCCGTCGGGAAGGTCGAATCGGACGACGTAGGCGTAGATTGCGCCGTCGGCGTCGGGATATGGCCAGGCAGCGGAGCCGTATCGGTAGGGCTGAGAGGCGTCGTTGCGGTGGCCGTGTTTCAGGGGATCGAAGCGGCGCGGTTCGGGTTGGTAATCGTCGCGTATACCGAGGAATTCGCGGGCCCACTGGGCGGCCCTGGATTTCGGATAGACGTGATGCTGGCCGATGAGTTCGAGGAGATCGCCGCCCTGACCAGCGGCGTGGTCGTACCAGAGGCCCTGCTTAGGGCCGGAGAGTTCGACGTACAGGGAGTCGCCTGCGTCGCCGAAGACGTTGCCGACGATCCACTGGGGACCGATCTGACGGCCGGCGGGTAGGAGTTGAGAGCAGAGTTCTGCGACCCGGACGGAGAGGGCGTCCGAGAGTTCTGTGAGGGTCATGCTTGTAGTGAGTGAGTGAGGTTAAGGAGTGGTTGTCATAAAGGCTGGCGTGTGATCGCCGACGTAGGCACCGAGTTGGTTGAACTCGTGGAACTCGACGGCTTCCTCGTAGGTCATGCCGTAGGATTCCAGTTGAGCGATAACGCGGTCGTAGTCGTAGATCACGAATGCTTCCGATCCGAATCGGCTGGCGACGCCTAGGATGCAGTCGTCGAAACCGTCCATCAGCAGGAGGTCTGGGTTTATGTCTGCGATTTGATCACGTGTCATAAAAAAAGAGGGGACACTTTCAGGGTTCGCTGTCGCAGTTCAGGTCGTATTCCGTTGCATCCAGGAGCGCGATGCGGATCTGGCTCTCGGTCGCCTGCGCGGTGCCACAGAGCATTCCGAGGCGTTCGTAGAATCGGTACTTACCTTCCGGTGAGAGGTGCTCGGGTGCTTTCTGGCCGTGTAGGGCCTGCGTGATAGCAGCTGCGCGGATTGTAGGGTTGCTCATAGGTTGTCGGTGTCTGAAACGGATCGCGCCACGATGGCGTGACCGCCGGCTGTGGTGATTTGGTCGAGCCAGTTCTGTTGGTCAGGACGGACACGGCCGGTTTTGGTTTTGATTTCGATGGAGAGGAATTGGGCGATCTGGGAGCCGACCATGTCGGGTGTCACGGTGAGTGTGCGCCAGCCGATGAGGTCACCGGACCCGGGGAACAGGCCCATGCGAACGTGACGTGCGTCGCGCAGGAATACGCCTTCGGGATCGCGTAGCGCCTGGCCGACGTAGCCCTCGCCGACCTGATTACGGAAGACGCGGACGTGCGGTTTAGATCCAGCGGCGCGGAGGATCAGGGCTTGGAGTTCGGATTCGGTCATAGAGATTTGCGTTGACGTGCTTGCCAGCGGAAGAAGGCCCAGCCTAGCTTATATCCCCGCTGCTTGGCGAGTGCTCGGAAGTCGTCGAGCGTTTTGCATTTGCCTTCTTCACGGCGATCTTCGCGTTTCTTGGAGATGTCTTCGATCGACAGGCGCTGAAGCTCACCATCGACCTCCTCGATTTCGCGAGCGGCTATCTCACGCTGCGATCCGCACTGAGGGCAAACGGTTCCTGCAAAAATCGCGAAGCACTTGGAGCACTGCTTGGTTTCGACGAGCGAGGATTTCTTCAATCGCTTCTCGCGCCCGCTAAGGTCCCAGTCGCGCTCCTGCTCAGCGAGTCCATGGCGGAGACAGTTCCCAACGTGATCGAGGATGATCGCGTTAACCTTGCCCGGGTACGGCCGCAGGGCCCGGCCCACCTGCTGAAGGTGCATGGAAAGAGACTGAGTTGGCCGAAGCAGGATGGCCGCGTTCACGGCCGGCAGATCGAATCCCTCGGAGATAAGTTCGCAGGAGGTAAGGACCAGGATTTTACCAGCGGTCAGATCATCCACGCGCTGCTTTCGGACCTCGGGATCTAGGGTTCCGTCGATGCTAGCAGATGGGATTCCGCAAGAGTTAAACGTATCGGCGACGTGCTGAGCGTGAGCGACCGATATACAGAACGCGACGGCCCGCTGCCGGTTACAGAATCTCACGTAATGAGTCACTGCATCGCCTGTGATGCGTGGCGTATCGACGATCTCCTCGGTCTCGGAGCGATCGAAGTCGCCGGCAATCGTGTGGACCTGAGACAGATCGACTGCCTCACGAGGCGCGTAGTACACGGGCTGCGCCAGGAATCCGTTGTCGATGAGCCACTGGACAGACGGACCCATGACCATGCGGTCAAACATGGCCCCAAGACCCTTGCCATCGAGGCGCTCTGGGGTCGCAGTCACGCCGATAAACTTGGCGGTCGGCCATGCTGCGAACATCTGGACGTAGGACTTGGAGACCGAGTGGTGCGCTTCGTCGATGATAACGAGATCCGGAGCGGGTATAGTATCCAGGCGACGGGCTAAGGTCTGGATCGAAGCGACCATGGCAGGCTGAGTGGACGTGGATTTACCTGCCTGAATGAAGCCATGCGGAACGCCGACGCGCTTCAGAGTGGCGCTGATTTGATCGAGGATTTCGCGGCGATGCGCGATAATGATAACGCGAGACCCCCGCTTGAGGACCTGGGACGTGATGTAGGAGAAGAGGACTGTTTTGCCGGAGCCAGTCGGGCTCACCGCCAGCGGGCGGTTTGCTCCAGATCCGAACGCCCCTCTGATATCGTTTGCCAGCTGGTTTTGGTAAGGCCGGAGTTCCATCGTGAGCCGTAGGCTGCGTTCTGAGGCTTGACGTGTCAAGCATAAGCTGCACACTGCCGGCATGAAAAACACGGTTCGAGTGAGCTACAGGTTGCCGATTGAAGTGGCGAAGATGCTTGAGGATGAAGCGGTGCGTGCCCGGCGCACGAAGACGGCGGTGCTGATTATTGCGATCGAGGACCACGTTCTGCGATGTGATGATGAACGGTCGGATTGGGTTGAAAAACCCGTTGACACTAAGAAGAAGCGGTAGAACGATACCTCCACGACGCATAGCTTGGTTTCGTCAACCAGGCGCGAACTGGGCGCGTAATTCCAGTTGGCCAAGAGTGCTGAAGAGCACTCGCCGGTTCCACGGCTCGGACTCGCCACCGAGGTTGGATTGATGGTCTTAGGACCTGCAATCTGCCTCGTGTCTCGGAGGGGTAGGTGAAGTAAACCCCGGGATAGGAGAGCCAATATGGCCAGTGGAAATGTAATCAGCTGTAAGCAGTTTCAGTCTTTTCTTGTCTCGCAGGAACCTGTGTATGACAAAGAAATCCTCAAGGATATCCGCCCGTTTGACGGGTTGATCGGATACTACAACACCGGATCGTTCGACGCGTATTCCGGCACCACTCACACGTTTGACCGCTTCAACAGCGTGTTCCCGAATGTGACTGGCGCTTGGGAGAATCCTACGGGCGCCGCCTGTACTGGAACGCCTTGCGACACGGAAGAGAACAAGATCGGTTGGGGCTTCACCCGCAATACCTACTCGCTTGAAAAGCAGGCGTGGGGTTCGGATCTGTTGTGCTTCGACCAGATTATGACGAAGACGAAGGCCAAGGAGCACTTCCGTCAGATCATCGACGACGTTCTTCGCCCTGCGACGAACTGGATCACGACCTACTACCTCCAGCGTAAGGCGATGGAGCTGTCTGGTTACGATGCTCTCAGCAACACTCAACCTGGAGCTTTCGCAGTTGTTCCTGGTCTTCCGGCGATTGCCTTCTCTTGGGTTGGCACTGGTTACTCGGTACTGCGTGTAACCGACACTGCTGCCGCTCCCATTGCTTTTGCTACGGTTGGAATGTTGACTCCGGACATCCTCCGTAGCCGCGTGACCCGTCAATACTTCCTGGGCGCCGTTCAGGCCGGTAAAGATGGTTACGACAGTCTCCAGCTGCACACCGACAAGGACACCTTCCGTTACCTGTCCAAGGAAAATCCGTTGCTAGTAAGTTCCTGGCGTTTCGGTGAGTTCGCTCCCGCTGCCAAGGAGTTCTACAAGTACGGCTTCATGGGATACGTCGGCGACTTCATGGTGAAGGTGCTGCAATTCCCGCTGCGATTCGTTTCGACTGCCACCGCTGGTAATTACCGATTGGTTCTTCCCTATCGGAACGTTACAGCGACCCAGGGTATCCGATCTGAGTTCAACCCTGATTACAACGCGGCTCAGTACCAGATCAGTTACATCAACAACCCGCGTGCGTTGCGCGTGTTGCCGTTCCGCCCTGAGGCCGTAAACCCGAATATGCCGTTCCTGGTTCGGGATTACGGTGGTCGCTGGAAGTTTGCGACCAACGACTTGGGTGCAGATTGCTCCGGTAAACCGATCGACAACAGCCGTGGTAACAAAGGTAAGTTTATCGCCGACTTCCAGTTGGCTGTAAAACCTGAGCATCCCGAATGGCTTGAGGCGATCTTCCATAGGGTTAGCCAAGTGTGCCCAATATTTATCGGTGGTTGCGGCGCCGATCCTGGCGAACTCGCTCAAAACTACAACTCTGCGGATCCTGTTTGCCCGCGAGTGATTCAGTTCACGGCGACTACTGTCACTGGCGGAACTAACTTTGTGCTGAACGCCAATGCCAGCATCTTGTGTAACGACAATTACATCACAAGTCCTGCTATCAATGCTGCGAATGTGGCGGCCTTGGTGGTTGCAATTCAAGCGGCTTGGACTGCCGAGTTTGGCGCTGGCTCTGGAACCTGGAGCGTTGTCTCTGGCAACTTGATCCAAATTAGCGGAACTACCTGCGACAACGTCACGTTGGAGTTCTCGATTTAATCGGGTCGATAACAACGGGGCTCTCCTTCGGGAGGGCCCCCTTTTGAGGTGCTGGTAGCCACCCGGAGCGTCCGGGATGCTAGCAGCCTCTCACCAAGACCTCTTACCAAGACTTCAAAGAAAAGGATTTTACGATGTACGGACAAATGATGGGTAAACGAAAGATGGACGGCATGGGCCGCATGAGTTCCGAGGTTGAAACCGTCGAGTTCACTCCTCCCAAAGAATTAAAACTGGAAGGCGATTCAGGAACCGCAATGGTTGACTGGCGCATGACACCGCGTGGAACCGTTGAGATCATTGGATTCGACGGCATAACGCTTGGTGAGACTGGCAAGCAAGACATGGAAGAGGACGCTGCCGAAAACGAAATGGATGACATGGAGGAGGAAGCCTAATATGCCTGTTTTAACCCCTCAACAACTTGGAGATACAGGCGTATGCTTTGACTGCATGGAGCCAGGTTTGCAGCAGACGATGCTGCTGTCGTTGCTCCAACAGATTCAGGTCGCTTCATTCGACGCTGCCCGTACAACCGCAAGCCCAGGTGGACTTTTGACTGCGACTGCAACGGCCGCTGCTAACCCTGGTCGCCGTCGGTTTGTAATCCAGAACCAGAAGACTACTGAGCATCTCCACGTAAAGTTTGGAACCGGATGCACCACGACTGATTACCACTACGTTCTTTTGAGCGCCGCAACCGCTGGCGCTGGAGCAACATCCCTAACTTTTGAAGGCTACACTGGCGCGATTAGCGTCGCTCCCGTCGCCGGAAGCCCGTCCTACACCTTTGCTGAATTTGTCTGACCTATGACAACCCCTTCGATTCAAACCCTTATTACGCAGGCTCAACAGGTTCTAAACCTGAAGTCTACCAATGAGATCCGCGCCACGCTTGCCGCCGTACTTGCTAACGCAAACGTCGGCACACCGCTCAATCCGAACCTGACCACGCAACAGCTGTGGGACGAGTTCTATGAAATCGTTCGCCAGCCAAGCGACGACATCATGTCGATCGTCGTCGATCAGATGATGCGGATGGTGTTCTCCCCGCCGGCCCCCGGTGGTGCTGGTGCGGACAAGCAGGTGATTTTTAATGACATGGGGGTGTTGGCGGGAGACCCCGGTCTGGTTTACAACAAAACAACTGATGCGCTGACCGTTGTCGGACTCGTTACCGCTGGCTCCGCCACCATCACCGGCGATCTGACGGTGCGGACGGATAAACTGAAGGTTACGAGTACGGGTGTGGGTTTTGGCACAACGACTCCGACTGGTGTTGCTGATTTTCTTAGCGCTGTTATTGGAAACTCCAATGTGCTAACCATTGGTAACAACGAGTACGGAGCCGCGACGTATCTCAACAGCAATTCCGTTTCGCTCACGTTTAATCGCGGCACGTCCTTCAAGACCGGAGCTGTTGTCTCTTCTAACGTAACAAGCGGAAACCTGTCGGAAGGTTACATTGCGTTTCAGACTTCTACTTCAAATGTGCTTACCGAGCGGTATCGCATTGACAATGTTGGCAACAGCATTTGGTCCGTAGCTGGCACCACCGCCATGACCCTCAACTCTACGGGGTTGGGCGTGGGGGTTACGCCTGCTGCTGGTGATGGTTCTGGTATTTTTAAAGCCGCTGGAACCGGTGCCTTAACCGCAAGCACTCGGGTTGGTCTTGATGTCCGAGAATTAACTTCCGGCAATCAGGCTGGTCTAATTTTTGGAGCAATGACCACCGAGAATACCGGCGTCATCGGTTCTCGTACTGCGAGCGGAAACATCGCTTTCCAGACGTTCAATGGTGCGTCTTGGGGAGAGCGGATGCGGATTGATTACCTCGGCAACGTCGGCGTGGGGGTTACGCCGAGTGCGTGGGGTTCTAGCTACAAAGCTGTTCAATTGACTGGCGGTGTTTTAACTTCTTATGTAAATGGAACAATAGCCGTCATTCAGAATTCCTATGATACTACGGCTGGAACATTCAGATATGTTGTCGCTGCGTCTTCACCCGCATCATTTTATCAACAATTTAATGGCGCACATGAATGGTCTAACGCTTCTGCCGGAACCGCTGGAAACCTAATCAATGGAACTGGAGCATGGACATCCAGAATGACCCTCGATGCGAGTGGGAATTTGCTGGTGGGGACGACAGCGGTTGGAATGACTGCTGGTGGTGTTCGCTTAAAAAATGGTGGCGGAAATCTTGGTGAAATAACCCTATCTAATAATAGTGGAGCCGCAGATTACGTTGCTCGTTTTGTTTGGGGTTCAGGTGCTACGTTAGTTGGAAACATAACCGTTTCTTCAGTTGCCACTGTCTACAACACAATTTCCGATTATCGTCTGAAGGAAGCCGTAAAACCGCTAAACGGAGGTTTGGCTCGCGTCAATGCGCTAAAGCCTTCCGTTTATAACTGGAAGTCTGATGGTTCGACCGGAGAAGGTTTCTTGGCCCACGAACTGGCCGAAGTGGTTCCTGCTGCTGTGACTGGAGAAAAAGATGCCCTGAACGCAGACGGAAGCATTAAGTCTCAGGGCATTGATATGTCCCGAGTCGTCCCCATCTTGGTTGCAGCCATCCAAGAACTTACCGCCCGCGTCCAAACCCTCGAATCCCGCTAATTTATGACCATCCTCTGGATCATCGAACGCCTTCTCGTTAAGCCCACCGAAGGCTCCCTCACCGATGTCGTAATCACCGCCGATTGGCGATGCAACGGCACTCAGGATCAATACAGCGGCACCTGCTACGGCTCCTGCTCGTTCCAGCCGCCGAGTGGTGAGTTCACGCCTTACGAAGACCTGACCGAGCAGCAAGTCCTAGACTGGTGCTTCGCCAATGGAGTCGATCAAGCGGCTATTGAGGCGAACGTGACGCAGCAGATCAACGACCAGATCAATCCGCCGGTGATTGCTCCGCCGTTGCCGTGGGTGCCGGTGCCGCCTCCTGAAGTCGTTCCTCCGTTGATCGAGCAGGCTGTGCCGGTTTTGGTTGCGGAGCCTGTGGTTATCGCTGACGCTCCCTCCGCATGATCAAGATCGAACTCACTCAGGAGCAGGCCAACAGCCTCCTCCAACTCATCGACATTGCCATCAAGGCCGGTGGCTACCAAAACGCCAAGGTGGGCGTTCCTTTGGCCGACATCATCCTCGCAGCCGCACAGCCTAAATCCGAGTAATGGAACCAACGAACAGCAGCACCAGCCCTGGACTTAGCCTAGCAGCAGCGGCAGGTGCCACCGCTGTTTCGTTTATTCCAGTACTGACCGACTGGGTTCGCCTTATCACCGCGCTGATTGGCTTGGCCTGCGCCATCTATGCCGCATATCGATTATTCCGCTCAAAATGAAAAACACGAAAACAACTCTTGCCGGTGTAGGTGCCATTCTCGTCGCTGTCGGTGGTGCCCTTCGGGCTGCCTTCGACGGTGACGCAAGCACCAACATCGACATCGCTTCGACCATCGCCGCGGTCACTGCTGGCATTGGCCTTATCATGGCCAAGGACGCCAACGAAAAGACTCCTGTCGTTCCTCCGGTTTGAACTGGATCTACCAACTCGTGAAGGCTCTCCTGGATTTTCTCCGGGAGACGCCTGCACCAAAAGTAGAAGATGGAAATGCGCCAAAGCCTCTCAAATCTGATCTGGCTGCTCGTGTTGCCAATCTGCCTGGGTTGCCAGCAGACAAAAGTAATCCTCGTTCCTAGCGGTGATCCGGTGATGCTAGCAGAGCCCGTCCGCGCTCACGTCTACGCGTTTGACAAGGACGGCAAGCTATCTGGCCCGAGTCGGGTTACCCTTCCAGCTGGGTGGTACGTACTGCCGAAAGCCAAATGATCACCTACCGAGGCCAGAAATTTGCCGGGTACAACAAGCCGAAATCAACCCCGGGGGCCTCGAAGAAGTCTGCTGTGTTGGCCAAGGAGGGCGGTCAGGTGAAGCTCGTGCGCTTTGGTGATCCGAACATGAGCATCAAGAAGCACATTCCAGAGCGTCTTAAAAGCTTTCGTGCCCGGCATGGTTGTGACACACCGGGCACGAAGTTATCTGCGAAGTATTGGAGTTGCCGCGCCTGGTGATCAGTACGCCGACGGCAACTCGTCGATCGCGTCTTCAGCGCTCTTAGGAGCGATGCGCGTCGCAGTCGAGGTTCCCTCACCCTGACCGGGTTCAGAGGATCGGACCTTTCCAACCTTCTTCTCCAGCTCCGCCACCTTTTGCTGAAGACGGATTACTCGCAGGCGCTCACGGCCGTAGGCCCGAGCACGTAGTGCAACCTGAGCCTGAGCCTTCGTAATGAGGTCAACCTTGTCCTCGTAGCCCATGTCAGCATCGACGCCCTCGCCTTTCAGCGCGATTCGGATCAGCCGATCACTCTCGTCCAGGAGCTTGTTGCCATCATCGTCACCATCTTCCCTGCCGAACAGCTGCGGGTGGCTCTTTTCGTAATCCGAGAACTGCGATTCAAACAGCTCACGCGAGCGAGACTGACGTCCTTCTACCTGCTTCGATCGCTCAACCTCACGCTGCGCTCCCTTCTCCTTCCATTCAGCGATGGACTTGTCGCGAGACTGAGTGAGTTCGAGTAACCGACGGCGGTGGGCCATGATCTCGGGCGCAGCTGGCCCGAACGTCTCCTGAGCGATGATCGCGGCCTTGGCGACCGGCACATTTAGAATCGCCATGATGTCATGGTGACTAGCGTCGCGCTCAGTGCCATCGGCATCAGTGACGCGGATTCCGTCAATATCGCCCAGGGCGGTCTGCCACGCTTCGCGCAGAGGGGTCTCGTACTTCTGCTTGTACTCACCGGAACGCGTGTAGTTCAGATACCGCACCTCGGTGTCCAGCTCCTCGGCGTTCTTCCGGATGGAATCCATCTCGGCCTTCAGCGACTTGGTAGCCTCTTCAACTTCCTTCCGAGTGCCTTCGGACCTAGCGCGCTCAAGCTCAGAGACCTTGGCCGCGAAATCGTCGCGCTCTTTCTTGGTCAAGTCGTACTGCTCACGGAACTGCTTGATAGACGTGGGCTCAGGCTTGGCGGGCTCAGCCTTAGTGGCCGGCGTTGGTTCATCCTTCTTGGCAGTAAACTTATCGAGGTTGAAGAAATCCTCGTTCTTGGGCTTAGCAAGGTCAGCAGGGGCAGGCGCCTGAACTTCTGGCGCGGATACCGCAGGCGCAGGAGCTACCTCTTGAGGAGCCTGCTGGGACTGTGATCCCATTGGGTTGTCTAGCCCACTGCCTTCAATGGCGTCGATTCCCGCAAATGCGTCAGCGTAATCCGCCCCGCGATCAGTTGGAGCATCAGGTGATAATAGGATTCTCATTCGAGGTTTTGAGTGGTGGTCGGTTTATCTTTCCGCATCTCTGCAAGCCCGTTGAGTTCATCAATCAACGCCTTTGCGCCCTGTCTGCGACAGTTTGCATTCCATCCGTGTTGAGGATTCTCTGAGGCTGGCAGGTTCCAGCAGAAATTATTGAACGCAACGAGTAGGGCAGCCTGTAAGTCCTGATTATCCAGGAGGCGCTTAAGCTCGTTGAGGCGCTGTTGGTTTTTTTGAAACTCTTGTTTTGGGGTCATTGGTTGAGAATATTGGCCTGAGTCTTGAGATCCATGGCGGCGATGTCTGCGCGAGTCAGAGCGCCTTTGCGCTGAGCTTCAGCGATCGTGCTAGCATTCTTGCGCTGCTGATCTTGATCGAACGCGATCTGCTTCTGAGTCCGCTTCTGCTCGGAGTTTGCAGCAGCAATTTGCGACTTGGACTGCGCGGTGATGAGCATCGCCTGGATCTTTGCAGCCGTCTCGGGATCCATTCCGTTTCCAGCTGCGCCGGCTTCGGCCTGAGCCTGAGCCTGCTCTTGGAGGCGCTGCACGTAGCCCTTGATGTAATTCGACGCCTGGCCGATTCCGTCGTTGTAGACCTTGATGTTCTGCTCCTGGCCCGGGTCCTGGGAGATCAACTGAATCTGCTCCTGGATATGCTGGATCACGTTGGCCAATCCCAGCACGCGATCCATCGTGGTCATGCCGCCACCTTCCTTTTCAATGCGGCCAATGGCGCCACCAAGCATTTGAAGCAGCGTCTGAATGTACTCAGGGCGATTGAGTGCGCTTGCGATAACGACAGGCTGACCGTCGATAAGCGTGCCCCACGCCATAGTAGCGCGTTCGACAGCCGGTGAGACCGGCTTGTTGTCGATCGGAGCCAAGCGACTTGCCAGGAGGGGATCATCAGTGTTGGCCTCGACATACATATGGACAACCTCGGCCTGAGAATCCGGAGCTAGCAGCGGTCGGATAGCCATTAGGCGGTCAGCCTGAGCAATCTCCAGCATCTTGTTGCCGGAACCCATGACGCGCTCGGGCATGATGTCCCATGCGTCGAGGTTGTTAAACACAGACGGATCCACGCCTTCAGCCTCACACTTGCGGCGGAACGTTTTGCAGTCGGGGTGATCGATCGTGCAGAACCGGCGAGCGATTTCACGGTACTGGAACGTCTGCTGGGTGTAGGCGCGAGTCAGCATCGAGCCCATCAACGCGTTGGCGTTGTTTACGCGAGCCATCACCTCGGTAGCGGTCAGCTCCTTAGAAGAGCCATCGTTCACGTCTTGAGTGTAGGCCGCGCTGGACTCAGCCATGATCTGCCGGTGCATCGCCATGGCCCCTGAGAGCATCGTGTAATCAACGACGTGACGTTCAGACTGAGGAACCCAGGAGAGGCCCTCGGGAATCACGCCCATGTTGAACAGGTCGATCTTCTCCATGCGCTCCATATCGCCGTCGGCGACATTACGGAACAGCCAAAGCATCTGCTCGAACACTGAGTCTGTGAACTTACAGCGGAGTCGGTTCTGAAGGTGGCAGACAGCGTAGAGCAAATAACCCAGCGAACGCACTGAGTGCCAACGAAACGGCGGAACCACAGCGCCATCAGCGAACTGAATGTGCATCAGCTCGAAGATATCCCGGCCGTAACAGCGGTCGCCGGCATCGAAGAGCCACTGACCAGCGGTCTGCATATTGCCGATTCCGCTGTTGTACTGGTCAACGATGATGCGGCGGCGCCAAGAAGGATCGTCGCTGGTCGTGTCTAGGAAGTAGAAATCGTAGCACCGCAGCACCGGAGTCGCATCGGAGCCCCAGTAACCAGAGTTCTCCTTGAAGTCTTCCTCAATCTTTTCAGGGAAGTATTGGCCGGACCAGTCGTTCACCTGGAGACTCGTAGCCTCGCGCTGAATCATCGCAGCCAGCAGTTCGTTCACCAGCTTCAGGTTCCAACCGGGATCGACGTTCTCACCGCGAGTCATGCGAATGAGGTCCGCAGCCGTGAAGGAGGTGTAGATCGCGAAGTGCGACATATTCTCCATCGTGGTCAGCGTGTTCGTAGGAACCAAAATGTCTTCAGTTCCACGGGCCGACGGGCACCATTCACGGTCACGCAGCCACGTCACCGGCCCAATGCCGTGAAGAACCGTCGCAGCAAACTGGGATTCCAGGACCGTGGAATACTTCGGAGACCGCTTCATTACGCGGTTCAGTTGCTTCGTGATGATGTTGCCCCACTCGGTGCGCTTATCCCGGGGGCCGGTATCGAGGCCCACAGAAAAGTAGTTCTGAGGCTTGAGGAACGCGTTGGTAAACTGCTGACGCGCAGCATGAATAATCCGCGTGCCTTCCAGAAAGTTGACGTTTGTCTGGATTCGGTTGTCGCGAGCCTCCTCTTCGCTGTACGGAGGATTACCGTTAAAGGTAGCGTTGATGCGTGCTCGATTGCGAGAACGAGGCTGTTCAGCCTCAAGCATTGCGCTGACTACATTCCAGACTCTACTTGGTTCTTTGAAACTCATATTGATCTCAGATTGCTTTTCGTTCCTGCGAAATCCAGCATTTATCAGGCATTTCACGATCGCCTAGGTAACTCAATGGCACCCAGACCTTGAGCTTCAGGTAACAGCCGCAGACTTCGCAGGTGCCAGCATTAGACTCACCTTGAAGGATCATAGCCATGTCGTGGCGCAGCTGCTCCTGCTCAATGATAACTTCAGCGACAGTCTTCTCGATCGCATCTGGCTTGGTGGGTTTGTTATGCAGGCAGTGCAGACACGTATCAAGACGATGCTGCGCTACTGAGCGATCAACGGGAATGCCACCATCGCCCAGCCATTCCGCAAGAATCCTGACGCCTTGCGCTGTGTTTTTAACCCTTTCCACCGCACGAGCGACAGCCTGATACCCTTGGTTGAGCATTAGTTTGAGTGGATTGAGTTGTTGTTTGCTGGGGAAAACGAGCTTTTGTGTAGGCTTCCAAATCACTAACCGCTTGTTCAAATGACGATGGAAGGTGATTAGCAACCCGGTGCTGCTGGATCAATCGAGCCATCGAATAAAAATCGTAATTCATCGGGTTTGGCGCGGTCCACTTGGTTGCGGGTTCGTAGAACTGCCATCCACCGTTTGGAAACGTGTTGTAATTCATGCTGCCTGATTTTTAAAACGGCAGATCATCGGCGTCGAGATCAGGCTTCGGGGCGGTGGGCGCGGTATCCTGACGCGGCGCGGGCGCGGCACCTTCATCACGTCCCTTAAGGAACTGGAAGGTTTCGATCATAATCCGCGTGGTAGACCGCTTCTCGCCACTCTTCTTGTCGTCCCACTCTTCACGGGTCAGACGCCCTTCGACCAACAGCGGGTGGCCTTTCTTGACGTACTGACCGATCGTATCAGCCTGCTTTCCGAATGCCTTGCACTCAGCAAAGTAAACATCCTCCTTCTCTTCGCCGGCTTCGGTTTTCCAGCGGCGATTCACGGCCAAGCTCAAATTACAGACGGTGGTCCCCTTAGGAAGCGTCTTAAGTTCAGGGTCGCGAGTGAGGTTTCCGATCAGGATGACTTTGTTGAATGATGCCATAAGGTTAGGAATAGGTTAGCGAATGTTCAGTATCCATCGTGCGACGCTTATCTGACAGACGTGTCAGCCACTTTGGTGTCTGTCGCTTGACAATACCAACCCCCTGCCCGCCTGCAATCTCAAATCCCGTTCTGCGAGCCATTTCGAGTGCGACCACAAAAGAGTCCCATAAATCAGGGGATCGGCCCATGCGTTCCTTGGTTTTGTGCTTAGGCTCCACGTCGATCAAACCAGTGCGGGAGATTCCCCATTCGCGCATCGACCCTTCCTCGGCGACTTCCCGGGGAAGTTTCCTCAGCTGCTTGGATTCGATCAGCAGGCGCGACGAATACCAGAGAGCCGTGACCATCTTGCCGTAGGCTTCACGCTCAGTCTTCGGATCACCTTTCCGAACAGGGCGATCCGTCGGCCGGCCACCAAACTCGATCGGCACCACCTCGGGCGACCACAGGCGGGCGAACGCAGACATTAGCGTGCCGCGTCCGGTAGAATCGAATCCCACCTGATCAGGCGGGATATTCCGTTGCTTGCAGTACAGCAGCACGTACTCAGCGATCTGCTCCTCGGCTTGTTGGGCTTTGACGGCCGTCACGGGGATTACGATCGGAGCTTCAGCGAATGCTAGCACGATGCGTCCAGTAGCGTCTGGACCGTACTGAAGGTCGGTCATAACGCATCGGTCACCACCGATGCCTGAGTACGCTGCGTCGATCCCGATGATTCGCGTGATCTTGTCGGCGCCCTGCCACATGATTTCATCGAACGCCTGGTTTTGCTCGCACAGCGACATGGTCACCACGCGCCGTGTACCGCCGTCTCGGGGCAGCAGCCCGAGGTTCATCATCGAGAACTGCAACGAGTCTCGGCCGTAGTAATCCAGATCCGCCTGAATCTGCTCCGGCGTGATGATGCCTCGATACGGATTGGTGCCTTTCGGGAACTTCGCGTTCGGCGTGTCGTACCCGCACAGCTGAACAGCAACCCCTCCTGGAGCCCGCGTTCTCCAGGTGCGTGTTTGCTCCAGATACTCAATGCCTTCCCAGCCGCCCATCGTGGAATGCGGCTCACAGACAACCCCAAGCGCGTCGTTGCGGTCCTTGGGATTCCCCATTGCGATCAGCTTGAACTCAGGATTCTTGCGAAGGTTAGCGACTGAATCGAGGAACCCCCGGCTCATCAGAGACGCCTCGTCTGCGATCAGCATCACTCGATCGTTCTTAAGTCCGACGTAGTTCGAGAGACCAACAAACGTACCGCCGACCTTGCACGCTACACCGATGATTCCGTCGCGGAAGTCTTGCGCCTCGGCGTCTTGGTCAGAACTGGTAAGGATGAACCGGCTCTCAATAACGCGCCCTGGCAGCCATTCCCGGCGAGCCTTGGCCTTGTTGTGCAACTCCTTGATCGAGCCCCAGATTCGCAGCTGAAGACCCTCACGCGTCGTTGACGACATGATGATCGAGGTGCCAGTTGGGTAGATGTAGAACGTGCAGAGCCCGAAAGCTGCGGAGGTGTAGGTCTTGCCAGATGATCCTGGTCCCATGATTCCAACCTCTTGATTTTCCGCGAAAGTCTTGATCAGCAGGTCAGACCAGATGTGCCAATCGAAGTGAGGCCAGAGCGCCGTCATGGCTGCTTTGAAGTGATGATATTTCCCGCATCCGTACTTGACGCCGCCGGACATTATGTAACCGCCACGACGAACCATTTCAGCCTCGATGAGAAAGCGGTCTTTAGTACGCCACGGTATAGACAGGTAATCTGCGCTCTCATTCATCTTGCGGGAATCCTGCTGTGGCCCTTCAATCGGTTCAAGCGTCATGGTCGCAGAAAAAAATCGCATAGTAGACGGCCTCCTCACCGCTGAAGGTGGGGTGGACAGCGGTTTTTCGCCCTCACTCATTCAACCCAACCAGCTAGCATGGGCGGTGAACACAACGGTGCGCGGAGGATTTCCTAAAGCGCGGCCGGGGATTTGGACCAAGCTGCTGACGTTTAACGATCCTACGGTGGTCTACAACAACGGGTACTACAACGCTGCGGTCCAGTCGGCTTTCAAGGAAGGGTTCTTTCAGGGGTGCGGAGCTTACATCAACGACAACGGAGACCCTTATATTTACGCTTCAATCGGAGGAAAAAACTTCCAGATTGACATCGGAAACAATTTCCTAGTCACAGATCAAACTCCTCAAATTTCAACGTTTTCAGTCAATACACGAGGCCGCGTATCAAATGTGGCAACCTACGTATGCGGTGCTCCTCATAACTTGTTTCCTGGCATGGTGGTGCGCCTGCCAGAGCCTGTTGGCGCCCTCTTTACCGAAGGATTCTTCGGCGATTTTGTTGTCCAGACTATTCCAAGCCCAACAACTTTCACTACCTACAGCCCGGGAGTTGATGCAGGACCCCTTCTCGGACCAAATTTTACTGGCTATTTACTAGCGGCAAATAATCCGAATGCAGCTCACGTCTACTTTCAGCAAGCGGAGAACTGGCTGATAATTCAAGACGGCCTAAATGCCCCATATCTCTACGACGGAACTTCGTTTAGACGAGCTGCAAGCGATGAGGTTCCCGTTGGAGGTCCGATGGCTTACGGAAAAGGACGCCTCTGGGTTGCAAACGGATCGGAATACTACGGCGGAGACTTGGTCTACGGTGACCCTGCATTTGGAAGAAACTCTGTCATTCGGTTTACCGAGAACACATTCATCAATGAAGGCGGCGCTTTTGCGGTCTCAAATGGACCAATCACGGGGTTGGCATTCGCGGCCAACCTGGACACGTCCCTTGGAGACGGCGACCTGCTGGTGTTTACCCCGACCGCCACTTACGCGTTTAACGCGCCTGTGGACCGGGATGTTTGGAAGGATCTCAGTTATCCAATCCAGCGATTCGCGCTCCTGAACTTTGGATCGTTCAACCACGAATCCATCGTGCCGGTAAACGGCGATCTATTCTTCCGCGCTCAGGACGGCATCCGATCGTTGATCTACGCTAGACGCGACTTCACTGAGTTTGGAAACACACCGATTAGCCGGCAGGTTACTCGCGCAATAGCTTACGACACGGAGTTTTACTTAACGGCTGCTAGCTCCGTGAACTTCGATAACCGGATGCTGATGACCATTCAGCCTCAGAAGATTAACGGTAGAGGTATCGTGCATCGAGGACTCGTAGTGTTGGACTTTGATCTTGTTTCTGGAATGGGTCGTAAATTGCCGCCGGCATGGGAGGGTGTATGGACCGGAGTGGATGTATTCCAGATGCTTACGATCCGAATCCAAAAACAGGATCGTTGTTTTATGTTTGGGTTGAATCAAGGAGACATTGGACTCTTTGAGGTCACTAAGAACGGCCAGTTCGACTTCGATGGATACGATGATGTACCGATCGACTGGACCATTGAGACCCGCTCACTGACATTTGCTGAACCATCTAACAAGAAACGCCTTGTCAGCGCCGAGCAGTGGTATGACCAGGTGATGGGCAATATCGAAGCCAAGGTCTACTTCAAGGCCAACGAGGGCGAGTGCTGGCAACCATGGGCTGAGATCAAGGACTGCGCCAAGTACCGCAACTGCGAGCCAGGCGAGATTTCCTGCCCCCCTGCGGTGATCAACTGCCAGGAGGTAAAATACTACCAGCCCCCTGCAAGATCACGTATTGCCCTACCGCAGCCTCCAGACAAGTGCGACGTGCAGACCGGGGGATTTACCCGCGATGGCTACGAGTTCCAGCTGCGCTACGTGAACACCGGCCGATTCCGCCTCAAGCGGGTGGCTATGGTCGCTCAACGCCTTCAAGAGGATATTTACGGCGATCTCAGCCGCGTCGCCTGTCCGCTACTCTCCGAATAGTATGCCTTCTTCAAACCCAGTCGATTACGGCGCAGATCCCTGTGGACTGAGAAACAGCGCGTGGGCGATCAACGAATGTCTGTTTGCTGCGCTGCGTTGCGATTTTCCAGTGGGGACATTCCTGCTTGGATCGAGTCCTGGGGCAAAGATTATAGACCGTGTCCGCACCGCAGGCGTTGCGACGTTCAACACGTCCACACCGCACGGGCTCGTTGTCGGCGAGAAGATCACCTTGTACGGGTTTACGGACGCTAGCTTCAATGGCACCGGGCCGTTACAGTTTGGATTCGCGGTTCTTAGCATACCTACTCCGACGCGATTTACAGCAGCGGTTCCTGGGGCTGATGCAACCCTGGTCACCGAAGACGGCTGGATCAACCTAATCGGCGGTGGTTACACGTCCTCGTTGGTCATGGGATACCCACCGTTGACGGGCGTTATCAACAACGTCGCGTTTACAGGTCAGGGCATTGGAAAGACGATCCTGAAGTTTGCTGACAACGCTTCAACCAAAAGAGGGGACACTTTTGGGTTTAATATCCAGATGCTGAAAACTCTGGGAAATTACACAGGGTCTGGAGCTGTAGGGGCACCTGGAGCTTACGCGGGCGCGCCACTGAACAGCATCAACTGCAAGAACACCCTGATCGAGGATATCACGTTTGATGGCAACTACGCAAACAATTCGGTTTCAGATATCAAGATCGTATCGGTGCAGCGTACAAATGGGATCAACACGTACACCGTGGACAAGCCATTGTACGCACCTGCGCTTTCAGGGACTCAATTCTATTCCGTACCTCCTCCGGCATACATTCCTCCAATTTCACCTGCTCCGTACACTAACATCAGCGCAATCGGGCAGTATATCAGCAACGTGGTGACCACTGGCCCTGGAAATGATGCTTCGTTTGTTGGTTTTGGCAACATCACTAACGTAACTTCGTTTTCGTTTCAGCGCGACCTAAGGGTGGTGCTTTTACGTGCAAGAATAAATCCGTTTGGATATGCTATCTACACTAAGCATCCGCAGTGGAATTTTGGATTTACAACTGGAGATTCAATAAATGTTACAGGGTTTTCAAATGCATCTTTCAATGGCACGTTTATAGTTGCTGGATTCCTTTCAACCGAAGAGGTTTACTGCTTAAATGCAGCACCTACGACTGCAACTCAGATTTTTGCGTTTACACGAACCGCAGGAAATGCAATTTACGATACTTCAACTCCGCATGGTTTTATAGGAGGTGAAACTGTTTTAATAGAAGGGCTTTCGAATCCTGCATTTAACGGTACGTTTGTTGTAAATGGGTATCCAACACCAACTCAGTTTACGTGCGCTAACGCAGGCACAAATCTGCCAGTCACATCTAGTGTTGGATACGTTTACAAATTAGTAAATGAAAACGCCCGTGCTTGGGCTTATCCAAACGTGGCTCTTACGCCGCAAACAAAAGCTGGAGTAAACTCACTTTACACAGTCGCAGGAATCAATCACGTCGGAGAGAACGCGCTAGTTCAGAATAACCAATTCTACGACTTTGGAGTCGGGATTGCTGACGCTGAGACGTTCATCGTAAAATCGTTCCTACCCATGAACGTGGATGACCTCACGGCTGGCGCTAAGGTGCTCAACAACGATTTCAGCTATCAAGGCAGAAACTCGATTCAAGGTACGCTGTACCCCGGAAACGCGGAGGCAAACACGCAGTGCGCTGTTGGCGGTTACTCCAGCCTGGTAAATCCAATCAACGTGGTGTCTCGTGTTGGCGGCGTTGCGACTTACACCTGCGTGATGAAGCACACGTTGAGGGTGGGGGATGTGGTAATTGTAAATAATTTTTCAGACGCCACCTTCAATGGGACTCTAACCGTAATCTCAACTCCAGATTCCTTCCGATTCACTGCAAGTACAGGTGGCCCAAACATCCTCCCCGGCCTCTACCTCGACGGCCAGGTGATCATGCTCCGCAGTCGGAGAATCTTTGCCTCTGGATGCGAGTTTAAATACAACCGCGTCCAAGGCGGCATTGACGTGGTAAACCAGCAGAGCCCTGTCCATGCTGTCACGGCCCGTGAAACCAGCGGGATGGACGTTAGCTACAACAACTTTGACGGTTTCCACGACACCTGCTTTTACGTTGATTCCTATCATCACAAAGGAACACATATCCATCATAACTCGGCGTTGAACGTCTCGGCGTTTGTTTCCTTGGTTGTGCAAGATTGGTTTACGTTGATATCCGCTACGGGAGAGGCGAATCCTGAGACCTACTCGACGTTGATCGCCGCTCACAAGGATATGCTGATTGAGAACAACGATGTTCTATTGACGGGGCCGGGCTCGTGGTTCTACCAGACTGCGTACACCCCTTTGGACGCCGTGTTCTTAATCAACAATCACGACGTAAATAAATCCATCTGGTACTACCCGACGGACTACCAGATACCAATTTCAACCGTAACGCGTGCGGCAGGAATTTCCACGTTTACGACGGCTTCAGCTCACGAGCTTCAGGTCGGCATGGAGGTTTCAACGGTTTCGGTTACAGATGGCACGTTCAACGGAGTTTTTGCAGTTCTCAGCATTCCAGCTGCGAATCAGTTCACGGTTACAAATGGCGGCACACCTGGAAGTTCAACCGGCGGTTTCCTCGGTATCAACAGCCCGGTCCACTTCCCGTGGGAAATCAAACCCATCGGATTCCAGCGCACTGCCGGCGTCGCCACGTACACAACCAACAAGGCGCACCAGCTGGTTTTTGGCGCTCACGCGACCGTTGAGGGGCTTAACAACGCTTCATTCAACGACGAGGTAATCGTGACCGGAACCCCTACGACCACGACGTTTACCTGCGCGAGTCCTGGTCCCAACGTCGCGTTTACATCATCAACCGGCAACTTCCTGAGGTACGTCGATAACATCCAGATTGGATGCAACACGGTGCGTCGGTTGAGTGGAAACGGATTGGCGGTAAACAACGGTGGCAAGTTCGGGAGCGCGTTTCTCCAGGGACGCCCTAGCCGCTGCGTTGCGCCTCTTGAGCAATTTTTCTATTTCGATTGTCCCGAGGGCTGTTTGGCGCTTGAATGCGACCCAGGCCCGTGTAAGCCAAACGACTATCTTTACCGCATCTAACCATGGCAACCGTTGATATTTCAGCCGGCACACTGCCGCCACCAGCCTGCTACGCGTCCGAACAAGATCGCCTTGACGCTTACGCTGCCGCATTGATCGGAAACCTGAACAGCGGAGCAGAGTGGGCAGCCTCTCAGACAGCGCCTGGAAACAGCGGGCTGTACTGGCTTCGGACTGATATCAGCAATCGTCCAGTTGAGGTGTTGAAGTTTTCGTCTGCGGCCGGAGATTCTCAATTCATTCGGCTGTCGAGTGAAGTGGTGTTTGCTGGCACCTCTACCGGAGCCGCTGGAGCTTACGCGGTCATAAACTCGCCGCCATATCCAAGCCCGGGGTCAGCTTATCGGACCGGACAGATTTACACCTTCCTTGCAAACCACACCAACACTGCTGGATGCACACTGAACGTCGATGGCCAGGGAGCTAAGACGATCACGAAGGATGGCGCAGCGGCGTTGACCGCAAACGACATCCTGATTGGCCAGGTGGTTTCAGTGCTGTATGACGGCGTGAATTTCCAGTTAATCACTCAGAAACGGGATTTGACGCGACTCAGTTTAAAGCAGTTTTTTACGTATGCGTCACCTGGAACCGCCCTTTCATCTTTTGCTAGCGATGTGCTTGTCGCTTTCCCGCACGGTTTTATAAATCCAACCAGCGGTGTTCCATTAATGCCGTTTATGGTGCGAGTCGTACTAGTAAGAATTGCAGCTGGGTCTGTTGTATTTAATGGAGTAAGCGGTGTAACAACTTACACTTGGTATAGCGGACAAGAAGTTGATTGCTTGCATTTTGTAAGCTCAGGAACTGCTCCGTATGAAAAACTTCCGTCATTCAGGTATGTCTGCGACTTCACGAATGTTTGGGTTTCGCTTAATCTTTTGGGAGTAATTTCAATTCCGTTCTTCAATCCAGGTCTTGTCGCTGCGGATTACCAAGTAAAAGTCTACGCCACGGCCCTAAACCCGGCTTACGTCCCATGAGAAAAACCCTCGCCCAAGCCAAGAACTCCACGATCCCGCAGGCAGTCGGTCTGGCCACCTGCGACGAGCGTTTCGTCCAGCTGCTCAACGAGGCTCAGGCTCGCTTGGCAGACATGGGCAAGTGGTGGGGCACGTACAAGAAGCTGCGCGTCTGCGTCACCGCCGGCTGCATCACCTGGCCTCGCGAGGTTAAGACGATCGAGGCAATGAACCTCTGCGGCTACAACATCCCCATCCAGAACCAGTGGTACGAGTTCCAGACGGATACACGCGCACCGCGCACCGGATGCGGCCGTGAAGGATGCGAGCAGGACCAGCTGCTGGATCGTGGCATGGTGACGCAGTTTCGGGACTCGGTTGGCAACTGCTACATCAGGGTGACGCCGCAGCTGTCAGCTGATGCCGGTAAACGTGTGCTTCTCCAGGGGCTTGATCCCAATGGAATTCCAATCCGCACGTTGGACTCGGTCACCGGAGAATACGTCTGGGGTGAGTACGTCACGCTTCCAAACCCCTCTATTACGGCCTACGTCCGGACAAGTAATCGGTTCAAGCAACCGGGTCTGACTGGCGCCCAGAAGCCGCTGACTCAAGGAAGCCTGACGATTATTGCGGAAAACGACACAACTGGTCTATTAACCCAGGTCGCAGTCTGGGGCCCGAGCGAGCAGAACCCCGAGTACCGACGCACATACCTTGTTGGGATGCCCGAGGTATGCGGCGGGGCTAATTCATGCAGCACCACCCAGGACAACTGCTGCATCGACAACGGAGACGGCTGCGTGCCAGCAGACGAGACTTGCACCAACACCGTCGTAGAAGCGATCGTTCGCTTGGATTTCATACCGGCAATCGTTGATTCAGACTGGCTGTTTATCGGGAACCTCCAGGCGATCAAGCACATGATGAAAGCGATCCAGAAGGAAGACCGGAATCAGTACACCGAGGCTGAGCGCGAGATCCAGCTAGCACTTCGGTCGCTTCGGAATGAGCTTGAGGCGTACAGCCCCAACGAGCGCAGCGTAATCAACGTGCAGCCTTTCGGGTCTGCTAAGATTCAATATAGGTTTGGTGGATTCATCTGATGACCGAAGAGCTTCCAGTAGCCGTGCAGCCTGTTACGTGGCTCGACATCCTGACGGATGAGAGCGTCACGTTCGATGATCGTCTGGACAGGTGGGAAGCGTTCGTGGCGAATATTCCCCAGCAGGAGTGTCCGCTCAAGCACACGTTCCCAGAGGGGATGTACGTGCGTGAAATTTTCATGCCGGCTGGATCTGTCGTCACCAGTCGCATCCATAAGTTCGACAATCCGTTCTTCATCACCAAAGGCAGGATCACCGTGGTGAGCGAGAACGAGGGCATGGTGACCTACACGGCACCGTATTCGGGCATCACCAAGCCAGGAACTCGCCGTGTGCTGTTGATCCATGAGGACACCATTTGGACCACGGTTCACCTTAATCTGGATAACAAGACGGATCACGAAGAGCTTTTGAACGACCTCACTTACGTGGGTCAAAACCAATACTTACTATGTCATTCGTAGCCACAGCAATCGGAGTCGGAGCCGCTGGCTCATTAGCTGGCGCAGCAATGTCTGCATCGTCTGCTAGCGCCGCACGCCGACAGGCCGCCGACGCAGCAAACCTTCCTGGAATCAACATTGGATCAGCGCTTGGAGAATCCTCATTGAACGCGCCGCGTGCCCGTGAAATGGAGGCTCAGCGAAATGCGGTCAGTCGCGCTCAGTTGCTGGAATCGCTCGGAATCCAAATCCCTGGATACCAAGAAGGCCAAGCTCAGCGCACTCAGAACGCGATGGCATTACTCCGTGGAGAGCTTCCTCCGGACGTGCTAGCTCAGGTTCAACGCAAGGCTGCTGGTAAAGCTGTTCAAGGGGGTTACGCAGGAAGCGCAGCTGGAAGAAATCTTGTGGCGCGAGACATCGGCAGGACCAGTCTTGATCTTAGTAATCTTGGAGGACAGCAATTTGCTAATATTATCGGCACGACTCCAATGGCCCCGTTAGCCAACTACGAATTTACGCCGCAACAGATCGCCTCACTTCGTGGAGGTGAGCGTGGCGCCCAGCAGCAGGCTCTCCTTGGAGTTGCCGGTATGCCGAGCGCAACTGGAGTCGCTGGTCAGGCATTCGGATCGCTTGGATCAGGTTTAACTAACCTTGGATTCGCGCAGCTTGGGGCGCAGTACAACAGACCTTACGGAGCTGGCGGAAACAACTGGTCCGGCGGAACAACCGACGCTGGTGGATCGTAGAAATTACTCTTATGGCAAACCCTTTCTCAGGACTCGAAAATATCGGGCAGTCGTACCTCGCAGGCGTTCAGCTGGCGCAACAGCGTAAATATCAGGAGGAAGCGGCAGCGCAGCGTGCTGAAGATACGCGGGTGCGGCAGCAGTATTACACCCAAATGGGCACCGATCGGGAGGCTGCGTTGAAAGAACGTATTCAGGCGCGGCTTGATGCGGCAGCCAGCCAGTTTGGTCAGGATTTAATTTTAAATTCTCAAGGTTTACCCGACATCCCGGGATCCGCTTTGAAGCGCGATCGCCGTCTTCAATCCGATACGCTAGCAGGCGCGGAGGGGGAAATCGCTGCGATGTACGGAACCCAGCCGCCGTTATCTCCGGAAGTTATCGGAAGCCCAGCATACCAAGCTGGACGCCTACGAGGTACAGCGCGAACAATGGCTGACAAAAGAGCCGAGAACGTGGCATTGATTCGGAGGGGATTTATGCCGGTTGGTCAAGAACAGGATCAAGAGCTTCCACAGGGTGTAATAAACCAGATCGAGGGATTTTCTCCTGACATTTTTGACGGAGGTGGAGCGCCTTTAACTGAGGCTCCTATGGGTACTGGTGCGCCGTCTGGCGGTGGTCAACTGGTCACCATCAATGGCCGGCAGTACAGAGCTCCGGCTGCCAGAGCGTTAAAAGAGCAGCCTCTTGGATATGAGGAAGTAGAGACTCCTGGTGGAGGGAAAGTTCGCATGAATTTAACCCCTGAGCGAGTTAGGCAACTTACGGCTGCAAGGCTTGCATCTGCTAATAAAGAGCCAGGAATCTTTGACGACATTGATGCCGCTGAAAAGCAACTGCAAACGATGCAGGATAAAGGCACTGAAGAATTTAACCTTGAACGAGACAACCAAGGAAACGTGAAGGTTGTTAAGGATCAGACATTTTCGATTGGAAAATCTCCTGAGCAGATTCAGTCAGACCTCAATTTAGAGCGTGAAAAACGAGCAACTCGTCGCGGTATTAAAACTACAGGTTTGGGTACAGGAGCGCCTATGCCTCAAGGCAGGAATCGCGTGATGGATGTTCGATCTATTGCAGGGCTTCCCCCCATCGGACGCGGTAGAACCAACGCTCCAGTAGCCGCTCCAGGTCAAGTAAGACTTCCAGTTGATTCGCTTGCTCCAGCCAATTCCATGTCGAGTGAGGCGCTTTCGCAACTTGATCCAGAGGAGCTTCGCCAAGCCATGCTTGAAGCTCAGTCCGGCGGTATGGATCCCGCAGCTCTTGGACTTCAATTGCGTCAATCGCTTAATCAGGCAGGCGTTCCAACAGCGGCCGGAACCAACTCCTATCCATTGGGATTGTCTCCGGAGCAATTTGACGCAATCCTGCGAATGCCGCGTGGTCGTGCGCCCGTGGAACTCTAATTTACTATGGCAATCGAGATCGACTTTGGACGCGAGCTGGGTCGGTTAGCGTTCCCGGATGACATTACGGATGAGCAGGCTCAGTCCTACGTTCGTGAAAATTATCAAGCGATCCGACAAGGACTTCTTGGTCAGCGGCAGGAAGAGCTAGCAGCTGAGACGCAATCACAGGAAGCGGCAAAGTACCGCGCCGGCGATTACGGGACGTTGGAAACTATTGGGGCAACCATTGCTGAGCTTCCGAAGGCCACGCTTAGCGGCCTTGGTCAAGCCGCAAAGGGGTTTGCGAGGGTTTTTGAGTCAGGTGATCCATTCACTGAATCAACTCCTCAGGAACAACGGAGAATGGTTGCTCAAAGTCCGTTTACTACGGGGGGAGAGAATTTAATTTCAGCTGGTCAGGCAATGCCTTCTTTGCCTGGAGTCGAAGAGAGTATCCCAGCTCAGATTGCCGGCGGCGTAGGAAGTACGCTGTCTGTACTTCCAGGTGCGCTTTTAGCGGGTCCCGTTGGAGCAGGCGCTCTCTACGGATTGTCCGCAGGTGAAGCTGGAGCTGAAGATGCCCGCAGAGTTATTAACCGACGCATCGCTGAACGGCTTGCAGCTGGTGATTCACAAGGAGCTGAGGATCTTCAAGCGCAGGCGTCGCAACTGGAATCTCAATCGTTCCTCCTAAATGCTGCCATCGGCGGTGTGTCAGAGGGTGTGCTTGGTGTCGCAGGAAAAATCCGTTACGGAAAATCCAATATCGGCGGCGTTGGAACTCGCCTCGCCGAACGAATGATTCCGAAAGCTGCTAGCTTGCGGACTCAGAACATGATTCGAGGCGGCGTAGAGGGTGTCGTTACAGAAGGTCTTCAGGAATCATTGGAGCAGTCCATGGGCAACATGGCTGCCAAGGTTACCTACGAACCTGAGCGCGGTATCATGGATGGCGTAGCGCAGGCTGGATTTATTGGCGCTGCGACCGGCGGACTTGTTGGTGGCGCCATTGGATCTAAGCGGAATCCAAACCTCGCCACTGCAAACGCAATCGCCGAGGCCACGGGCGCAGATCCCGCAAACCCGCTGCCGCGTTCAACAGCAACTGTTTCTGGTCTACAAGACGGGCCTCAATCCATGGGACCGATCGACATCGAGCCCGAGATCACGCCGGAAGATGTCATGCGGAAGTCTCAGGAGGCCGGCTTAGCTGGTCAGGAGGAAGTGGTTACTGAGCCCGTCCCGAAAGTTACACCTGTGCCTGCACAGCCGCAGGTTGATGTCGTTCGTTTGGATGACCTCCGCAAAAAAGCTAATGCTGGCACGATTAATCCAGATGAGCTTGCGGAGTTGACCTTAATGCATCAGAC